GACACGGGCAGAAGAGAGCCGCTTAGGACGTTGGTAAACGTGACGCTATCGCCGCCGGTAGTAACAACAGCCAAGCTGCCGCCAGTACCGATGTACAAAGCCCGTGCCTTGGTTCCAAGGTTGGAGTCTGCGGGAGTTATGGAAAACGCATTAGATGCACAAGAATCAGCACTCTTTGAAAACATTTTGATACCCCTATGGTTACTTTCTGGAAACAGTCATCGCAAGCGGGACACCAGAATATTCCTCGCCCTCGTCAGATGAAGAAATTGAATCTATAGCCCTTTGATACATGGCGGCCCATAATTGCAGCCTCTCATCATTCATCAGATAAGGCTCAGCCTCTCCCAGCGCTGCATAGATGAGCGCATCAGGGTAGTTAGCCAGAAAGACGTTACTGGTATTCGAGTCGCTTAAATAGGTCGGGGCTGCGTAGTACAGGATCTTTGTTGAATAGCTCGAGTCAGGTATTGGCGCAAACTGAAAGTCTGTGCTCAAAATTGTGTACATTGTTGGCGAGCCAGTATCTGTTGTCCTGGCGTTGCGGAAAAACAACGAAGGGCTGAGATATTGTACGTTTTGCACCGGGGTGCTTGCAAGGTGAATGTCTCGCAGTTGCAGGAAATCGCTTGGCAGGCTGAGTGTGGCCTGGTTTGCCGTTAGCGATGTCGTTAGGAACGTGAGCATCTTTCTGGTACGCAGCTCCCGACGCAGGCGATTCTCCGCTAGGGTGATGAAGTCTGGAATTTGTGACGTCAGATCAGACCGCGCCAAGTAATTGGCGATGGTGGTCTTCAGATCTGAGTAGGTTGCGAGTGCCATTTAGACCCTCCCGGGGCGTGTCCGAAACGCTTGATTGTCAGGGTTGTTCAGCCATTTCCTGAATCTCACCTGGTCAAGAACGTGAAACCCGCGCATGATTCCATCTTTGTTCAGTTGGTCAATCACCGTAAGCGGGATGCTTGCTATTTTATTGCCAAACATCTCGTTTGACCACCTCGCCCGCTCATCATATGAGTTAAATGCGCGACGATTATCCTCAACGATACCACTAACGTCCTGAACAGTCTCCACAATGACCTGGTTGTCATCCAGGTGCGCCTTGCGGGATCGGAAGTTGTTCTGCTTTGCCAGCTCGTTGATGTTCATGTTTTGGATATGAAAGTGCCCCAGTGCTTTGACACACCGGGGCACAGGTTACGACACTACCTTACGACAGGTCTGCTGCGATGCCGTGAGCGGCCTCGTTCTTGACCTCCAGCGTGTACTCAACCAGCAACTGCTTGCGCTCGCTGTCGCCGTTGATCGCAAGATCTACGGTCTGGAACGGACGCAAGTAAGCCACGGCTGCGTACTCGGGGTCGAGAACAAACGCCACCTCGTTAGCGGAGTTGCCCGACAGCATAAAGCGGTTGGGAACCACGCTCATCGCACCAAAGTCCGACAGATAAACGTCGGCAGCACCCACGATGGTCGTGGGAGAGTCGGCTGGGGCCATATAACGCTGGGCAGCGATACCGGCAAAAGCAGAAACGGTCTGCTTATGCGCCGGGGTCACCATCAGCACCTTGGGGGAGCCGCCCGACTCAAACACTTCCTTGACCACGGTCTTGAGGATGTCCTCAGTGAACGTGCGGTTCGTGCCGTTGGTGCGGGCCGTAGTGCCAGAAGCACCAGCAGAACCACCCGAGCCAAAGTCGCCGTTCGTTGCCAACCACGTCTGGAGGCCACCCAACACGCGAGCAGAAGAACCAGCGGTTCCGTTGCTCTGTACGGTGTTGTTCAGCAGGGCGAACTCCATATCGCGCTTGATCTCGCTCGACGCTTTAGCCAACTGGTAAGCCATTTCAGACTTACGGCCAGCCTTGTTGACAGCCTCCAAAGTGCCGGTGATGCCGATGGTCTTCTGGCTGATCTGGGTGCGGTTACCCACACGGACAGAAGCAGACAGGGTGGCCGTCGAAGCGTCAGCACCTTCAACCGCTGCGTTGGCGGCGGCAGCAGCCAGGGAGTCCGTCTGCCACTCGTGGTAGACAGCGGTAGCCTTGGCCTTGCCAATCGTGCTCATGAAAGGCGTATCCGTCGGAGAGATGTTGTAGATCACATCCGACAGGTCTTCCCGCAGACCAACTGCGGCGTAGGTACGAAACTGGGTCATGATAACTTCCTATAAAAGTCGTTCAAATAATGCCGCTGCATCTGAGACCCTTCCAGATCTCTTGAGTTGCTGCGACGCTTTCTTGGTTGTTTCGTCTGCGATGTTCTTCTGCGATGCAGCCACACCTGGACGAAGCATTTTCGGAGCTTCCTGTACCTTCTTGGTAACTTGCGGCTTGTTGTCTTGCAGCTTGGCAAATTGACTTGCCATCCACAAAACATGAACCATCCGCGAGTCGTATGCCTGTGCCAATTCGGACTGGGAGAATCCGATGGATTCGGCAAACTTCCTAAGATCTGCTTTGACCTCGCTTCCCTTTTTCGGGTCTGCGTACTCAGGAATTAACGACGCTAGTCGTGCGGACTCCGCTTCAACGTGCTTGGCTAGGTAGGCCTGTTGTTCAGCCGCTTGTTGCTGTGCAATGCGCTGACGCTCTGCCTGTACCATAGCCTGCTGTTTTTCGCGCTCTGTCCTCTCTGCGACTTTTACAGCGTAACCAATTGGGTCTGTCTCTTTCAGAGACTCAAGATTTTCCTCTTTGTTTTGCTGACTCAGAAAATTGTCAATTAACTGCAAACGCTGAGAATAGGCATCTCTTGCTTTCTTTGCCTGCTCCAGCGCGACCCTTTCCGACTCGAGAGCCTTTCTTTGCTCTGCAAGCGTCTGGGACTTCTTGGTGTAATCCAGCCCTTTTTGGTATCCGTCGATCAGCTCATCAATCGATACATCTCGCTCCTCGCCAGCGGCTTTCACTTTGAATCGCTGGGGTTGCTCTTCCTCGAGCTGCTCTTCAGCCTGGGCCTCAAGTTCTTGCTCTTCTTCTGGCTGCTCAGCGGGTTGGTCTTGCGACTCCTCTGGTGCATCCATCATTCCAAGCAAAGCACTTGCCGCTTGATCCACACTCATCGAACCACTCCCTGCCGGGGCCGTGTTCTCGCTCATGACATTCCTCGTCAATTACCAGTTATCCGAACTGGCACGGATCAAAAGATCTTCCACCTCCGTTTGGCAATAACATCGTCAGAGGCTATCGCCGAGAAGTGACCGATTATTTCATCTAATAGCCGAACCTTCAAGTACATTCTTTCGCGGATGTCAATATCTAATTCGTCAGAATTGACTATTTGCGACACAAGGTTTTCCCTTATTGACGCAATCTCGTCCTTGAACCACTCGTCTCCGAGTAGGGTTCTTGCCCGCTCAGACTTGTTCATCGGACTCCAGCGCCTAGTCTAGTTACCATCCGCTCAGGGTAAATGTCCCCCCTTTGGAAGCCCAACTGCTGCCCAAATTTGCCAAGCTCATCTATCACCAGCTCCCGCATTGCCTCTGGCGAGAGCGATGAAATTGGGGCCTCTAATAGCCCTGACGTGGTTGGTTGGGCATCAGCACCAATAGCCAATAGCCCAGGAATAGCCTGTAAATTAACCCCACCAGCGCCCTGGTCTTCATAGCCAGTATCAACAACCTCCTGCTCGGATGTCTCAGGAAGTCCAGCATAGGCCAGTTCTTGATTGGTCGTTTCTAGGTTGGTTGGTTCAATTGTTGCCATTTCCGCACCAGATGGCGACTGGAATGCATCAGCCTGGACAACTAGCGGCAAGTCCTGGACTTGTGGGAACTCCGTTTGCATTGCCTTTTCAATCTCTGAAGTCAATACATCTGGATTGATTGGCTCGTCTTGTATTGGTATCGGCTTGATGTCGATTTCACCATACGGCATATCTGTAGATCTGGAGACAATATCACCCTCTGGGTTTATAAGGGTTACCTCAATTATTGGGGTTTTCAATCGCTCACCAGTAGTATCTTTGAGCAGTATGTTCTGAGTCCCCTCTGTTGAAACACTCCCGATGAGGTTGTCTCTATTAGATATCCCACGTGAATCACTAAGTTCCCTGGTAACTACATCTCCAGACTCTGTAACGGGGAATGTCTCTGCCGGTACTGGCTCACCTTCATCAGGTTGAGCATCTTGCCCTGTAGTTTCTGCCTGAGCGAAATCAATACTTTCGCTAATTGGAACTTCAGCAAATTCATCAACTGGGATAAATGGCTGAGTTGAGGATGGTGCGGGCGAAAATGCCCCAGGCACAAACTGCTTCTGCTCGTACTGCGGTAGGGTTGGCGGGACGTAGACAGGCATATTGTCCGTCTGGTCTAGGAACCGCTGCGCTCCGTAACCGTATGTTCCAGGGATGTTGAAGTACCGATTGAAGTACTCATCATCTGCCATAGGCATCTGGCCGCCAAAGAACCTGGGCTGCACCGCCGTTGGTGTTGGGCTTGCGGCTTGTGGGCTTGCCAACCCAAGCAGGCTATTTATGGTCGCCATGTTTTACCCCGGAATCTGAATGTTGGAGGTGATGCC